AATTGCATGGCCATGCATGCCGTTGGGTCATTTGGGTCATTGTTTTTGCATAGCCCAAATGACCTAAAAGGCTGGCGCCAGCGCGCGCGAAGCTTTAAAGCTTTGGGTCATTTGGGTCATTTTGTCACGTCACAAAAATTGGTGCGGGACGCGGCGTGGGCGTCGCCCAATAGTTTACTAAGGGTATACCCTTATATCAAAATCTTTTATTTTCTTAATTAGAATCAATGACCCAAATGACCTAAAGCATGCAATTTCCCAGTATTCACGCGGGTTTGCCTTTAGGTCAATCGGCGCGCCAGCATGGCCAAACCATGACCTAAAAAACCCAAAGCCCTACAATTTAGTCAACTATTAAATAAATGTTGACGTAGCGTATATACACTATGCTACAATAGCGCCACTGGGTCCGAAAAACCCAGTAAACACTAAACTAAACTAAGGTAAAACAACATGAAAAAAGCATTATTTTTAGATCTACTGGCGGCCGTGATTGTCGCTGGCGCGCTGCTTATCGGCGCCCTGGCTTATTTTGACGTTTTAACCAAATAAGGGGCCAGCCATGCAAGTACATTTAACCCTCAAAAGCGCGAACGTCAAAACGGGGCCAATACCCGTATCAACTACAGAGCGCGACAGCTGCCCCAATGATTGCCAAATGAAGGCCGAATGTTATGCCGCCAGCGGCCCGTTGGCGCTTCATTGGGCTGCGGTATCAATGAAGCAGCGCGGTACATCATGGGGTGAATTCTGCGAAACAATCGCGCGCTTACCCGATAACCAGATCTGGCGCCACAATCAAGCTGGGGATTTGCCCCAGCAAAACGGGACAATTGACCCCGTCAAATTGGGTCAACTTGTCGCGGCCAATAAAAATAAACGCGGGTTTACGTATAGCCACCATCGCGACGCCGAATCAATTAATTGGATACGGCATGCCAATAATTGGGGTTTCACCGTCAATCTATCGGCCAATGACCTAAATGACGCCGATTATTTGGCCGATCAAAACGCGGGACCCGTCGTTGTTGTTCTACCGTCAACACAAAACGAAAACCTAAAAACCCCAGCCGGACGCGCCGTCGTCGTTTGCCCGGCCACCCAGCGCGATGATGTATCGTGCGCGACGTGTCAGCTTTGCCAGCGCCAGCGAAGCGCGATTGTAGGTTTCCCGGCGCATGGCTCGCGCCACCGTGTAATTAACTTGAGGTTAGCAAAATGAAATATTTTGGCACTTATCACCGTTTGCGCTTGCATGTAAGCGCTACACCTAAACACGTTTTGCGCGCGCTTTATAAAAAGCTGCGCCCCGTCGCGCTCACCCGCGATCAACGCATACATCGGCATGCGATCGCGCGCGACATTTTAGAGTGTCATTGTGAAGCGCGCGCGCTTTATGAGAGGGTCACAAAATGATTAAAAGCATGCGCGCAAAATATCCGGGCCGCTGCGCCCAAACGGGCGCCAGGATAAACCCCGGCGATGATATTAAATTCGATACTGTAACGCGTCGCGCATGGCTGGAAGAGCCAGGCGACACCCGCGTTATTTTTTACGGTGAGCATGGCGCCACCGTTTTTCACCGTAACCGTAACGGGCGCTGCGAAGACGCGCCATGTTGTGGCTGCTGCACTATTTAAAAGGACCAAAATGACACACTACGATAAGACCCTCATTACATTTCACCGGGGTAATGCATTCACGCCGGAGGGTATAGACGCGGCGCCGTTTGCTATTCTGACAATCAATGACCTAGTTGATAGGGACCTAATTGATTCAATATGCGCCCTGGTGCGCGAACACGTCAACAAAGCGCATGCCGATCACTGCAACATTAAATTAAACCTAGAGGATTGGGACATATGAAAACCGTGACCATTGGCCGGACGGCCTACAAAGTAAACGACGCGCGCGATATTTTCGCGGAGCATGCTAAATGCACTGGGAAACATAGGACCCTAAAAAGCCGGGGCGCTGAATTACGGCGCTTTCCCCCTTTTTGGGACGGTATGAGTACAGCCGAATACGTGGCTAGGTATTACCGTTTAAATAGTCATAGACTTAGTTTCCCCTCTGCAAAGGGCGCGCCCTACGGCAGCGAAAATACCCTCACGGGGTTTTATGAGAATCTAAACACGGCGCCAGCCACCAACTACACCGGAGAGGACCTATATGAAAACGAAGGATAATTTACACCCTCTTATGAGGGAAATAATCGCGCCATGGGCGCCGCTCACTTATGCCGATCATTATTATATCGACTTGGGTTATCAACACGAGCGCGGGAAAGTGTCAGAACACGAGTACAAGATGGCCATGGCCGAAGGCCCCGAAGCGCGGCGCCTTATACACCAGGGCGCGCTTGAAGCCATGCAGAAGGCCTACTAGCATGGTCCTACTAATTGCCCTTATACTGGGGGCGCTGCTGGCGGTTCTTTTGGACCTTTAGCGGTTGCCACACCTCATAAGGCCCCTTCACAGGGGCCTTTTTTTATGCTCACTTCACTAGGCGCACGGCCATGGGCGCCGGGAGATCCTCGACCATGCGGCGCAGGTCTGATTTGCTCATGTTGGCCATGTCAGGGGCGCAAAATAAATGCTTTTTACTTTGGAAGTCACCGGACGCCACGCGGCCCAAGTCAACCCAGCCAGCCTCTTTAAGCGCATGCAGTAACGCGGGCTGGGGGACCTTCACGCCAGCGGGAGCGGCGCCAGCCACGCGGTCACAAAGCGCATGGAAGGGGGACGCCACTACACCCTTAGAAAACTCACCCAGGCGCCCACGCATAAGCTCCACAAGGTAACTCTCCGCCATGCTCATCCCATGCTCGACAAGGTTCAATTTAAACTCTGTCATCATGGGCGCCGCGCCAGGATTAAACGCGGTCACGTCGCGGGCCTGCAGCCACGCGCCCACGGCAGCAAACCCGCCGTTTTTGTACCAGTCCCACATGCGCGCGGCGGCGTCAGCGGCCATGCGGGGGGCATGGGACCAAATGCACATCCAACGGCGGTCTTGCGAATCTAAACTAATCGGCACGGGGTCATTTGAGAATGCCAGCACGAACACGCGGTTGGCCATTTGGTAGGGGTGCAGGCCCTTACGGTTAACTGTCAACATCTCAGGGGGCGCGGCGATGATGGGCTTGAGCTTATTCGCTAGCGCGCGGCGTTCTTTGGCGTCGGGTTCTTTCAACTCATTCAAGATCAAGATTTCCGACTCAAGGGCATAGCCAAATTGGCTGCTCATGGTGTCATTGTCCAGCAGGCCACGGTTTTTAAGGTGAGGGCCACACACGGCCCAAATGAACGGCGCCCACATGGTGTCTTTGCCGGACCCTTGGTCGCCGCCATGCAACACGGCGTGGTTGATCTTGATGTTGGGGTGCTGGACCTTGAAGGCCATTACGTTCAAGATGTGATCCAACTCACGCGCATCAGGCACTAGTTTTTTGCAGTGGTCCATCCATGGGGTAACGTCGCCAGCGGCCACAGGGGGCCGGGCGTCGCGCCAGCGGTTACCGTACAAATCACCGTCGCGCGCCACAATGACCGAGTCACCAGCGGCGTAAGTGATGCCGACAAGGGCTTTGGCGCCCATGGTCTGGCGGTTCTCATCAAAGCACACGGACGCCTCAATTTTGGGGTTCTTGCCATGGATAGAGCGGCAGGGGATGTGACGGAACAGGGCGTTAAAGGTCTGGCGCGATATCTCGCGGCGGTCCTGCATGTCAAAGTAGGACTCGTCGTCTTGAATGTACGCAAAGCGCTCATACCACTGCGCCTTCTCGACACGGCCCAACTCTTTGCGCTCGACCTCGGCGATCACGGCGGAGGCGTCGTCTGTGAACATGTCGGACGGGGTCAACTTGGCAAGCGCTTGGTCCATGGCCATGGTCAAGAGTTCTTCGCGCAAACCTGGCGCATGCTTGGGGCCGCCATTGTCGGCCACCCATTTGAGGAACATGTTCGAGTCAAGGTCCACGCAATGGCTGTGCAGGCAGCGGTAAGCGCGGTTGGCGGGCATGTAACGGCCCTCTGGGTTGCCGTCGGTATGCTCGGCTGAATTGGGGCAGATGATGCCAGCCCAGCCTTCTTGGTTGGGGTGCGACAGTAGCAGACCTTGGCCACTGAGCCACGCCATGACGTCGTCAGCGCCGTCGTCTGACAAGCGGATCGGACGCACGCCGATAGAGTCGGCAGGCGCGGGGACCACGTCAAGGGCCTTGCAGATTTGCTCAAGGGTGAAGTCACGCTCGGGATGAAACTCTACCAGCTTGGCGGCGAAGTTTTCACGGCCTGGCTTCAAATTGATCGAGCCGGGCAGGCGGAAATTACGCACGGCATTGATGGCGCCCTTGTCGGTATAACCGGCGTCGGCGATGGATTTGATGGCCGCCGCGAAGTCGGCTTTGGTCGGCTGCTCAGAAAATGCATAGCCCCATTGGAAGGAACCGGGCGACGTCTCAATTTTCCAAGTCGGCTCGATGGGAGGCACTTTGGCTTTTGTACCGACGTCGTCCAGCACCATGACAAGCACGTACTCACAACACGCCACGCCAGCGCTTGGGTGGCCGTCTTTGAAGCGGTCGATGATGAAGCTGGCCGTGTTGCCGTAGATCGCCCAATCCTTTTTGATCTGTGCGGTAGGAAGCATGGCGGGCCATGTGCATTTGATCGCGCCGTCAGCGTGGAACTGCATCTGCCCGTCTTTAAGTTGGGGCTTCTGACGCACGATCAGCGCCGTCTCACCCTCTGGAGCCAAGGACATTAAAAATTCAAGAAAGTTCATTTGCCATACCTTTTCATAGTTTCAACTTCAGCGGCCAAGGGCAAGCCATCTGCCCACGCTGGCGCTGTACACATCACACGTTTTAAATTTTCTGCCGCTTCTGGGTCGGCTGTTTCGACAACGATTTCGTCATGCACATGAAGCACAACGTCATCGAGTTGTCTGAGGGAATGTCGAAGTAGATCATTGGCGACCGCCTGCGTCACATTTTCACATGCCAAGCCTTTCCAAAGGCGGGCACGCGGCCATTCTTTTGCATCTTGCGCGGGCTTCCATGCCGCCTTGGCATAACTGACGCCCTCCGATTCCAGTTTGGCATAGGGGTAGCACAAGATCCGGCCAGAAGGTAGGGCATACCATAGGTGCAAACCGTCAAACAAATATGTTATACGGCCAGCCTTAAACTCACGCCCCTTGTTTCTCATTGCTCGCGTGTAAGCATCCTCAAGTGCAGACCAATAAGGAACAGACCAAGGATTAGCGCGACGCCAACCATCAACCATTCGCTTTGCAACAGGCTCTGGTAAAGCAATCCCGTAAGCGCGACCCATTGCAGCAAAGGCACCAACACCTCCGGCAAAACCGCACGCCAGTTCCTGAACCTTGCCAATCTGGCGTTGGTCTTTGGTGACGTCTGCCACGCGAACATTGAATGTTGCAGCGGCATTGACTTTATAGACGTCTTCCCCAGTGCGGAATAGTTCCAATTTATCGGCGCCTCGCCCTGAGAGCCACGGGTTGACACGGGCTTCGATGGCCGCCCAGTCTGCCACGACGAAGTGTTTGCCGGGGGCTGCAATGAGGGCGGGTCGTAGCATACCTTTAAGTACATCGGTAACGCGCTTTCCATACCGAGGCACGATTGCGTGTCCTCTGACCATGGCTTGCCTGACGTCCTCTGGTTCGTCAGCGCACTTGCGTGTGAAGTTGTGGACTTGCGCTCCATACGAAGATGCTCGGCCTGTCGCAGAACCCCCAGCGAATACGAAAGCGCCTCGTACTCTTTGATCCTCCTCATCTGCCAGACAGCTAAGTCGGTTGAACTTTGCCACCGAGGACGCCCAGAGGTCGTCGGCGCATTGGATAACTTCTTGGACATCGGCAGGGACTTCATCGGGATTCTCCATGAGTAAAAGATTGGCTCGTACAGTCTTGTCAATGGAGTACTTGCCATCCTTCTCCATCAACTTCTTGGCTTCATCGCCCACGCGCTCAAGCACCCACTCACGCATGCGAGGCGACCTGACGCTAGTGATTGCGCCGTCCGTGACTTCTTTGACGATCTGCTCGATCTCAATGAGTTCATCGGAGGCAAACTTAACCGCCGCTTGACACAGCGGCACATCGACCAACACGCCGCGATCATTGATGCGCTCGTTGACGTGGTAGTCCTCTAATTCTTCGGCTGATAAGTCACGCATGGCCTGACTGATTGCACGCATGGCGCGCACGTCTTGCTCACAGTACTGGATCATCTCGGCCATAAGTTCAGGCGAGTCTTTGAATGGCGGCACGCACATAAGGCGAATCAGTTGCGCGCCTCTGTGATCTTTTTTCATAGACGCGCCAGCGAAGCGGCCAACGTCCTCCAGACTACCAGGCGCGCAGTTGGCGCGGGCTTGTGTTGCGGTGCAATAAAACTGCTCCAACTTAAAATTTATTTGTAAGACGTACCAAAAGATCAAGCGCTCGAACGCAGCGTTATGCGCCCTGATCTGGCCGGTGTAGTTGCGAACGCGCTCAGGGAAGGGCTGGGCAGGCACCCACGTCACCACTTCCTCATCATCAAACGCATAGGACATGCACAGCACATCGGTGCTTGCGTCCTGCGCGTAGTTGTATACGCCCTTGGAGCGTAGGTCACACATACTGCGCGTCTCAAAATCTAACCAAAGCATTGGCGTCTCCTTTCCAAAGCCCCCTGTCACGGGGCTTCAGAAAGTTAAGCGCTACGGCGGCGGCGTGAAGGCGCTGCTTCTGGCTCTGGTTTAACTTCAGGCGACTCGCCATCCATGCTGACCCACTCGACAATCTCAAAGACTGGCGTGTAAATCTTGCCATAGGACTTGTGAGCGTAGTGGTCTTTCTTCAGACGCACGACTGGCACTGGCTTGCTTTGGTCTTTCTCGACTTGCTCAGCCAGAGCAACAGCCAAGGTTTGAACTGCGCGTTTGCCGCCCACTGACGTGGTGGTAAAGCGTGCTTCCATTCCCTTGTCTTCGCCACTGATGCACTTCAGGGACATACCAACTTGGCTCTCCCAGCCCTTCTTGGCTTGAGGGGGCGCCTCATCCAAAGCAGGCAGGGGATTGCTGACGCTGGTCATTTTCTCGCCCAACACTTCGCCATCGCCCCAAGCAATAAAGCCGTGGACAAATGAGAAAGGATTGACAGCCCAAACAGCGTCGTCTTCGACTTCGGTTTGATCTGCACCAAAGACCCAGTGACCAGTTTTGTCCATCTTGAGGATGACAACACCGGCTGGGCCGACTTCGGCTTGGATCGAACGCAAAGCGCTTGACAAGGTTGAAACGGCGGGGAGGTTTGCTTGAGAGAAGGTTACTAGACTAGACATGATTTTCCTTTACTGGATTTTAGAAAGGGCAGCAGATAACTGTTTGCCCAAGAGCATCACTTCGGGTCGTGGATCATCCACGCTTGCCAAAGTGTTACCTGACGAGATGGCGACCACGAGGTCTTCTGGTAGGCCGATCTTGCGTTTCTTTAACGCCTTCTCGGCCTTCGCAGGGGAGACGACAGTAGTCTCCATCACTTCAGATTCTGTGAGGCCGTATGCGAACAAAGCGACTTTCGCTTTCTCCTCATCCGACCATGATCTGATGGCACGCTTGGCCACCAGTTTGTATTCGGGCAACTTAGCACCTGACTCAAGCATCTGTAACGCAAGGGCGCGTAGGTCTTTGATCCACTCCTCAAGCATGTCAGCGTTCTTGAGGTACACGCTAATCTTGGGCGCGTCTAAATTATCAAGTTGCACTTTGAGGGCGCGGTCTACAGCGCCAGTCATCTTGGGGCAGATTGGCTTGGCCGCGCACCAACGGCAATGGTCACCTACTGTTAGCTTTGCGTCAGGCTTTTCTGCTTGCTTAACTGCTTGCACCAACTCAAGTTCAAACTTAGCGATGCGCTCAGGCGTTGTCACCCAGCGGCGCACTTCAGGCGGCTGAACAATGACCATCTCAATTTCAGTCACGCCTTCAAACGCCCATTGCGCTTCAGGTGTACGCATGGCCGCTGCAGCGTAGAACATCAACTGTGGGTTTTCTTCCACCTCGACCATGACACCATCACCGAATTTCCAATCAAGAACGATGGCGCGATTACCAAGGCGGCCAATGAGATCAGTAGAACCAAACACGCCAGGCAGCAGATCACCAAAACCAACTCTAGTCTCTGCTTCAATTTCCATCTTCTGCTCAGGGTCGATGATGTCAAGCGCGCGCAAGGCGGGTCTGATTTTTTCTTCCACCAGTTCAAACGTAAGAATTTGATCTTCATAGCGTGTGCCAATGTAATATTCTGGCGGCTCCTCACTCATAATGAGTTCGGCCATGACGTTGTGTAGGAGTGTGCCTTCGTCAGCGTATTTGCTTGAGGGCTTAGGCGGCATCTTTTGCACCAGCGCCACACTGCCTGGGCAGTTGATGACGCGCTTTGCTGTTGAGCCGCCTACGATGTTACTGTGCTGCATTGCGTACCTCCATCATTGCGTCAGCCACTATGTAGGCTTGCTTTGCAAATGTATCAAGCGGCGCGTTGACATCAAAGGCTAATAAGCCTTGCATGGCTTTGGCCGCAAAGTAGTCACGCAAAGTCATACCTGAGAAATGCATACCAAGCGTTTGCGTTCCGTGGTTATGCAATGGGAATGCTGGAATGTTCACTTTACTGTCCTTTAGTTAATGAGCTTTGAATGTAGCACAAAAATAATTGTTGTGCAAATCTTTTTTACATGTATACTTTGCGGCATGCGTGAAAAAGAAATTGAAATTTATTTTGACTGGGCGGTGCAGAGCATCGGCGGCAGGACTTGGAAGTTTACTTCGCCTGGACGCAAAGGTGTAGCAGATCGCATTGCGTGTTTACCCGATGGGCAGACATGGTTTGTGGAAGTCAAAACCAAGGGCGGCAGACTGTCTGCGCTCCAGAAATTATTTGAAACCGACATGATGCTGTTGCGTCAAAACTACGCGTGTTTATGGACTAAGGAGCAAGTTGATGAGTGGATTATTAAGGTTCGGTAGTGTATGTAGCGGCATTGAGGCCGCGTCTGTGGCTTGGCATCCGCTTGGGTGGAAAGCGGCTTGGTTGTCAGAGATCGAGCCATTCCCATGCGCTGTTCTCAAGCATCACTACCCAGATGTACCCAACTATGGCGACATGACACTTTTGCCCGCAAAGATTTTGGCAGGCGAAGTAGAAGCACCAGATTTATTTTGCGGTGGCACTCCGTGCCAAGCCTTCTCGGTGGCGGGGCTACGCAATTCGTTAGATGACGCCAGAGGAAACCTTTCATTAACTTTTTGTGAGATTGCAAATGCTATTGACAATAGAAGATCTGTTCGGGGAGAAAGTCCAAGTATCGTGTTCTGGAAAAACGTCCCTGGCGTCCTCAACACCAAAGACAATGCCTTTGGGTGCTTTTTGGGAGCGCTTGCCGGCGAAGATGAAGCGCTCATCGCACCAGGGGGCAGATGGACAAACGCTGGTTTTATTGATGGCCCCCAAAGAGCAGTCGCGTGGCGAGTCCTCGACGCCCAATACTTCGGAGTGGCCCAACGCCGCAGACGTGTGTTCGTTGTCGCAAGTGCTAGAGAAGACTTCGATCCCGCAGAGATTCTTTTTGAGTTCGAAGGCGTGCGCCGGGATACTGCGCCGAGCAGAGAAAAGGGGCAAAGAATTGCCCCTTGCGTTACAAACGGCCCTCCTTTCAGTCGCACAGGAAACGAGCGAGTAGAAGCTGAAGCCATGGTT